ATTCCATTTTGGTTTAACGGCCCAATCACAGCCTTGATTACATTGGCTAAATCAGCGTATTTAGAGCCTCTAGCTCCGGTGCAATTTTTTTCTGGAGGGACAATTTGAGATTGAGCTGTAGCTAAAGCCGTAGCCAAATCGTTGATATTTTCTGATGTTTGCATATTAATCTCCTTTAGATAATGCACAGACAGTCTACTGCTGCTGTAGACATTGGTCAACAACTTTTATTTACAGCAGGCAAAAAAAAGCCCCTTGTGGAGAGGGGCTTGCAATTTCGTACAAAGGAGAATAACATCAAAAATGTCGGTGGGTTGCTGAATCCCTAAATTCCGACTAGAGATGGAAAGCTAGAAACCCGACAAGCCAAGTATACACAATATATAGTGCCTGTCACAATCCCTTTCCCCTATATCTAGTCCCCGACCGTGTGGCAAAGCCTGACGTACTCTGGCTCATGCAAGCTGTCGCCTTTAATGCAGCCCCAGAAATGGGAGGTCAAACCAACACAAACGTCCTGCTCTGTCTTCGCCCTTGACAACAGGCAACCGCAAACTCGCAAGAGACTGCCACGAACCGTTGGTGAGATACTTATACAATGGTGGCCTGCTGATCCACGCTGTGAAGCGTCAGGCAGGGGGGAAACGACTCACTCAGGTGGGCGTTGAATTGAGTACCAAGCCTTCGGGCTTTTGCTTCGGCAGACGTAAGCGTCAGGGTGTATAAGGCTCTGGGGGATTTGCGGGGGAAAAAGGGCGATTGCGCCTAAAATTCGTGTCAGCATAAAAACAGGAGAAAAAACAATGTCTTATCAAATACCAGAGAATTTGTTTGATGGGGTAAAAGTAAAGGCACACAAGGGAAAGCATATTGAATTTAGCTTTGGCTTCCGTCAGGTTCAGTGGTGGCCTAATGGAAGCAAGAAGACTGTGTACGATGAGTACAACCTAAAATCTCACTCAAAATGCACGCTAGAGGATGTGCTATATATCCTAAAAACAGGAGAGAAGAATGACCGATCTGAGTGAGAAGCCCTGCCGCTGTGGTGACACAATGGGTGAGGTTATAGGCTTTCAGGAGCGAGTAACAGACGGTCAAATGGTGAAATACCGTGTGTGCTGGTACTGCCCAGAATGTCATGCAGTGGAAAAAGCGATTGGCAGGGAGACATTTGTGGAAATAATTCATGATTAAGTAAACTAAGACTGTTGACGATGGTATGTGGTTCAGGCAATATCATCACAACAACAGGAGAATGACATGAAAGAACTAATCCTTATAGCTGCTTTAATCATTACCATTGCTGGCATGAGCTTCGCTGGCAAGTTTGACCGTGAAGAGGCAGAACGCGCCTCTGCTGAATACACCGAGATGGTGTGCCTATTCAAAGAAACCAGTGGTGAGTTCGGCTGGCCTGACTTCAAAAACCTTAAAATTACTTGTGGAGAGTAACATGAGCTTAATTGACGCGATTGACGCAAACCTTGATAACTTGGTTGACCCTAAAAACCGCTGCGTAGAAGCGACAGATGCAGCCGCTAACGAATTAGTTATTGCTGCGACTGAGGAAAGCCCTGACGAGCTGCAAGAGCTGATGTTTCATGAAAGCTCAAACGCTGTATACGCGCAGTTTTATGTTGATATGGCTAAAGCATTTGCTGGAAAAATGAGCCACGATGACTTCTTCATTAAGTATGAGCATTATTTTGACATAGCTAAGCGCTTCATCATGGAAGACTTGGATTCTAAAATATGGAACAGGTACGTTGACCTGCATGATGTGCCAGTGTTGGATATGCACGACTACAATGGTGTCCGTAGGGAGGACTTCTAATGTTTAGTTTAGCTCGTAACGGTGAAAGGTTTGGCTACTGCGCCAAGGACAAGGCAGGCATTGAGAAATTCCGTGGCTGGTACATTGACGATCATGTAGTCGCAGAAGCGGCTCAAATCCAGCTTAGACTGTGGAATGAGTCTAAGACTTCTTTACTTCAGTCAGACGCAGAGCAGGTGGCTCGTGACACGCTTGAAGAGCAAATCACCATTGTGGAGGTCTAATGGCTAAAATACGAAACATCAAACGCTGTGAAGGCTGTCCGAAGTGGATACGCTCCACGAAAGAAATTGTCTTTTGTGAAGAATGCACACGGCTCAATGAAATTATGAATTCTTTGTGGAGAACTCCTGACATTGAAGGCGTTCAGTCATGTTAAGACCACATCAAGAAGTAGCCGTAGAGGCTCTAAGGCAGTCTCTCCGCAAGGGTAAGATGCGACCACTGCTGGCAGCGCCTTGTAGCATGGGTAAGACGCGAATTGCAGCGACTATCATGATGAACGCAGCAGAGAAGGGTATTCGGTCTGTGTTCTTCTGTGACCGGATTAAATTAGTCTCTCAGACAACTGACACGTTTGACAGTCTAGGCGCTTCATACAGCGTCTTACAGGGTGATGACCCAAGGTACGATCCTAGCAAACTAATCCAGATAGCTTCTATCCAGACGGCTGTTCGTAGGAATCACCTGCCCTTTGGACTAGCTATCGTTGATGAGTGCCAAACCATGTATAAAGGCTTGGTTGATGGGTTCATGAAACGCTATGACAACGTGCCGTTTATAGGGCTATCAGCAACGCCATTCTCTAAAGGGCTGGGCTTGCACTGGGACGATCTTATAGTCACCACAACCACCAGACAGCTACTGGATCAAGGCTGGCTCTGTCCTACTGATTATTACGTTGGTAAGTCCATAGACCGCAAAGGTATCAAGACTAAAGCCCTATCTACTGGTGGCTCAGACTATGACCCAGAGGCATTGGGTAAGGCGATGATGGACGATGACACGTTTAATGGGGATATTGTGGAGAATTACCGCAAGCATTCCAATGACCTCCAGAGAAAGGCCATAGCCTTCAGCCCTTCCGTAGCACACTCCAAGTCAATGGTAGAAAGATTCAACGCTGCTGGCATCCCTGCATTGCACATAGATGGCTACATGGGTGATGAGGAGCGGAAGTACATCTACGACGATCATAGGTCGGGACGGTGTAAAGTCTTGTGCTGTAGCCGTCTCCTCGGTGTAGGATACGATGATCCTTCTGTGGAGATACTCATAGACTGTTTTCCTACTAAGTCTCCTATAGCCTTTGTCCAAAGGGCAGGTAGAATCTGGCGCATTGCTGAAGGCAAAAATAAGGCGACGTATCTTGACCATGCCTCAAATCTAAAGACTTTTGGCTTTCCAGAAGACATAATTCCGTCTAAATTAGACGACGGTACTCAAAAGTTTTCTGAGCGTCAGCAACTCAAAAAAGACGAACGTGAAAAGATAACTAGAGACTGTCCTGTCTGTTCCGCAGCGTTCCAAGGCAGGGCTTGTGCCTGTGGATATACTATCCCATCAAGAGACCCTGTGGTTAAGGATGACGGCTCAATGCTTAAGAAGGTTAGTAAAGACTTCAAGGTAGAAGACAAGTCAGCATGGATGGGGCAATTGGTTCAGTACGGTAAAGATCATAATTACGCAGAAGGCTGGGCTAGTCACAAGTATAAAGAGAAGTTTGGTGTATGGCCCAAGGGAGTCGATAGAACTCCAAAGCCAGTAACCAACGCAGTAAGAGGGTTTATTACCCACACCAACATCAAAAGGAGAATAAGCGATGCCAGACCTCGAACGTATTCTTGGTAGCTTGGACAAGGCAAGGCGGTCAGGCAAGAACTATATAGCCTGCTGTCCTGTGCATGGGGACAACAACCCTTCAATGTCTATCAAGGAGACAGATGATAAAATTCTTATGTACTGCCACGCCTGTGGCGCTAAAGGCCCAGAGATAGTACAAGCCCTAGGCATGAAACCAGACGTACTGTTTGATAAGCCCTTTAAGACGGAATACGACCGTCACTGGTTGTTAAACAAGAAAGCCGATTGGGATGACACCATGCTCATGATGGCGCATGAAACACTATCTCAAGGTAAAACAATAAGTTATAATGACTACAAGGAAATAAAGCAGTCATTAGCTCGTAGAGAACAACGCAGGAAGTTAAGACTGCCGATACTATTTAACATGGACATCGCACTATGAAAGACAACTCTTGGATCAGCGAACGAATCCAGAAGGAAACCGAAGAGTATCTAGCCAAGGGCGGGAAGATTAAAGTCTTTCCTCCTCAGTCATTTAGTGACGGTCATGAAAACAAAGCCCTGCGTGATGAGACCTTTGCCAAGTACACGGCTAAGAAGAACAAGTCATGATACAATCAGGAAAACCGTACAGGAGCTAGACCAGTGAGTAACCCTCCTCACAGACCGCCACGAGTCTTCACAGAGCAAGAAATCAAAGAATGTTTTGAGCTTGCCCCTTCACTTACGAAGCAACAGCTTGCAGATTATTTTGGCTGTGCTTTCAATACGTTACAGAAAGCGATGATCAGACAGCCAGAACTTGCTGAAGCCTATAGGAAGGGTAAGGCTTTGGCTATTGCTCAGATGGCTGGATCATTGCAAACTAAGGGTATGGAAGGCGATGTGAATGCAGCTAAGTTCTGGCTATCCCACCAAGCAGGATGGACAGAGACCAAGCGTACAGAGCTTACTGGCAGAGATGGCGACCCCATTGAGATAGACAACCATTGGACTATTGAGGTGGTGGAATGAGTACAGGGCCTTGGGAGGGTGGCAAAGGCTCAAGGCCACGCAAGTACAAGGTTCAGAAGTATTTAGACAACTACGACAGGATATTCGGAAATGCCTCTAAAGAAAGGGAAGAGCCAGAAGGTCGTCAGCCAGAACATCAAGACAGAGATGGAGGCAGGCAAGCCGAGGAATCAGGCGATAGCCATAGCTATGTCAAAGGCGAAGCGTAAGAAGAAGAAGGCGACCTTCGAATAAATGCCTAAGATGCAAATCCCCAAGAAGCTGCGGCGGTTCATAGACACGCCTAAACGCTTCAAGATTGCTATAGGTGGGCGAGGCTCAGGCAAGTCAATGAGCTTCGCTGATATGTGCCTAATGGACGCACAGACCAAGGGGATTAAGACTGCCTGCTTCCGTGAGTTTCAAAACTCCATAGATGACTCGGTTCATGCCTTGCTTAAGTCAGAGATAGACAGACTTAACCTTCAAGGGTATGAGATACAAAACAATCAAATCCTCCTGAATGACGAACCAGCGTTTAAATTCCGTGGTCTAGCAAGAAACCCAGAGGGCGTGAAGTCAATGCACGGCTTCCAACGGTTCTGGGTGGAAGAGGCCCAGACTATCTCCTTCAACTCCCTGAAAGCGCTAACGCCGACTCTCCGTGAGGAAGGCTCAGAGATATGGTTCAGCGCCAATCCAAGGTCAAGTGTGGATGCGTTCAGCCAACGGTTTATTAAGCCGTATGAGAAGCAGCTGCGTAGGGATGGCTTCTACGAGGATGACCTGCACCTAATAGTTATTATCAACATCACTGACAATCCCTTAGCGCCTGATGTCCTCAAGCAAGAGATGGAACACGACCGAGCTTTGATGTCGCCTGCTCTGTTTCAGCATATCTGGGAGGGTGAATACTACGACTCCGTTGAGGACAACATCATTCCTACCGAGTGGTATGACGCTGCGATAGACTCACACGTTAAGCTAGGCTTTGAGCCTTCTGGTGCGTTGATAGCCTCACACGATCCATCTGATGAAGGTGGCGACTCTAAGGGTTTTGCGCTGAGAAAGGGTTCGGTAGTCTTAGAGGTGTGTGAAAAGGTAACAGGTGACTCAGGCGAAGGCATGGACTGGGCTTTGCAAAGAGCTAGGCAATCACAAGCGGATTGGTTTGTTTGGGACTGTGACGGATTAGGCATCTCTCTCAAGCGTCAGGTAGACCAAGAGCTAGAGTCCACCAAGATGCAGAAGCACCAGTTCCGTGGGTCAGAGACTCCTGATGATGCCGCTGTACCGTATAGTGGCAAAGACTCCAAAACCAACAAGGACACGTTCTTTAACAAAAGGGCGCAGTATTGGTGGAAGCTAAGGGATAGGTTTGAGGCTACCTACCGAGCAGTCGTGAAGGGTGAGTACGTCAATCCTGATGATATAATCTCCCTATCATCTGATATTGACGTATTAGATCAATTGCGAAGTGAAGTGTGCAGAATACCGCAAAAACGCTCAAACAATGGTAAAATCCAGATTATGTCGAAGATAGACATGGCTAAGAAGCCGTATGAGCTACCGTCTCCTAACATGGGTGACGCGCTTATGATGTCAATGTTTTCACCAAAGGCAGTGCAGAAGCAGGCTGTCAAAATCAATTTTAAGGGCTGGGGCTAATGGCTACCTACGAAAACGGATACGAAGAGAAAGAAGAATCGGCACAGATGACCGAGGATGATCTGTCTTACAAAGATAAATACGATGACCACCAGAGCGTGTTGAATCTTCTCTCAGCGTGTCAGGAGGCAGACCACGACAACCGTGAAATGTCTCGTGAGTCGCATCTGTTCTTGGACAAAAGGGATGGTCAGTGGGAACCGTACTGGTGGGAAGCCAACCAGAACAAGCCACGCTATACCTTTGACAACGTAAATCCTATCGTGGATCAGGTAGCCTCAGAGATAGAACAGGCTGACTTTGACATCCGTGTTAGTCCTGCTGGTGGTAACGCCACGAAGGACATAGCATCTACCTACGACGGCTTGATCCGCAAC